TTATTTCAGTTTTTCTTTGACAGCATCTACTGCCTCTTCAACAGCATCTTTAGCATCATCTGCTAGTTCTTTACCTTTAGCAATTGTTTTTTCAACAAAACCTTTTGCCTCTAACTCTTTATCACCGGTTATTTTGCCAAAGCCTTCTTTAGCACCACCTTTTGCTTGATCTAATTTTGATTTTAGTTTTTCTTGTGACATAATGTGCCTCCTTATTATTTTTATTCTATGGTAACATTTTGATTATTTCTAGGCAAATAAAAAAGCAAGAACCGCTAGTGTCAGGCGATTCTTGCTACTGTGATTATCTCATGGTTATGCGAGTATGTCAATAGAGGTAAAAGTGTTTGTATATTAATAATTTTGTATCGCACGAATTAAATCATAGTTGTAATACGGAACATTTCGTTTTACTGAATTATCTTTATCCAGCAATCCCTCTCCTACCAAGAAGTCCAAAGCTTTTTTCACTGTTGCTGGATGGAACTCCGTAGCCTCGGCTAACTGTTTTGCAGTTGACACAGGAAAACTAAAAGTAGCAAGCCAAACTGTTTTTTGAGTTTGAGTCACACAAACAGAAAGTCCTTTTTTGGCATGTTCATCCGCATTTCGAATTTTCTTTAAGATATTCTTGGCCATTTGCTCGCTAGCATTGAGAAAGAGATTAAGCCATAAGTTCCAATCTGGATTCTCTCCCCTTGTAGCATTAAGCGCGTTATAATAACGAATTCTTTCCTTTTCTAATTCTTCGCTAACGAAAAATATTGGGTGTTTTAGAAGCCCCTCCTGAACAGACATCAATGCAATAAGAATTCTCCCAAGACGGCCGTTACCATCTAAGAAGGGATGAATTGATTCGAATTGCGCATGAGCAACTGCAATTCTCAATAAAATATCACTATTAAAGTTAATAGATTCTTGAGTCCTCCCGCACTCTAAACTCGAATGATATTCCCCATTTATGAAAAATTCGAGATTTGTCATAAATGCACCAATTTCGTTTGCAGGAATGGGTATGTACGAAGCGTTTTCGATATTCTTATCTGGACCAATAAAATTTTGTATCTTCCTAAACTCTCCGCCGTTAGATGTAGTTCCTCTAGCTTCATCAGACATCAAAAGGCGATGGAGATCTTTTATCAACCGTGTAGTTATGACATCGCCTTTTTTTATTTTATGAAAACCAAAATCAATCGCTTTTTTATAATTAAAAACTTCTCGTTGCTGCCAATTTTTGGCGCCTACTTTAGCCGTCTCCATTATTTCATGGAAAGTTACTTGAGTCCCTTCTATTCTTGTCGATTGTACTGACTCATTGTAAGACAATAAACTGAGAATCGAAGAGTTAATAATGGATGATTCTAAAACAGCATCTAACTTCCCCAGAACCTTATTTACTATTGCCAGTTTCTTATAAAGGTTTAAGGCTTGCTTATCCTCTAGCAAGACTGGTAACTTTTTTATTCCCTGTAATGCCATAATCCTACTCCTTAAGATATTTTTTTGCATTTTTATATATTATAATTGTTTTTATTTCAAAAAACAAGATAAAATATAATAAAAAACAGCCCCCGCAAAGCGAGGGCATTTGTCTTATCTAAAGGAGCTTTACCTCCTAAATTGTTTTTTTAGTTGCGGTGTAACTTACACCATTAACAGACCGACATTTATGTCGCTCTGTTGGTTTACATATCTGTTGCATCAATTAAGTAAGCATCTTCTACCCATTGATCTGATTGTGGTGCGTTAATGCGTGACCATCCATTTACTTTTTCGTAGACTCTTACGCGAGTTCCTGCTTTGATAAATTCTTTATCAGCGCTACTTGCGTTTGGCTTAGACTCTACATAATAGTCTGTGCTAAGGGTTGCTTCGTAGTAAGGTACATTTGAGTTGTCTAATTTAGTGTTAGTATCTAGCTTTTGATTAAAAGTAAGCTGGCTTTGTGGTTCTTGTGGTTTGTCAATCTTAGGTATATCAACTTTGCTACTATCATCTGCTAATAATACAATATTTTTATCTAAACCACCTGCTACTCCTACACTTGTAAACTGCCACCAGCGCACACCATCCATTGAAGGGAAGAACTCCCAAAGTGGGTCTTTTCGTACTTCGTAGTCTGGATAACCAGCTATCCAAATGCTGTTTGGGTACTTAGTGATAATTTGTTGATAATCAATATTATTAAGCGTAAAAGGTTTGTAGCTGTAATAAACAGGCTTATATCCAGCGTTTGCAATTTTATCCATAAACGCAATAACTGCATTAGTGTTAGCTTGTTTGTCGGAACTTGCAGAGTCTTCGTAGTCAATGACTAAGTAAGAGACTTTTTTGCTTGGTAAATTGGACAGAAATAAATCTGCTTCTCGTTGCGCTAAGCTGCTATCTCCTCCAAATCGTCCAAAGTGATAATAACCAATCGGGTCACTAGTATTAGCTTGTTGCTGATGCCTATCAGACAGCCAAGCGAGTGACTCGGATACTTTGATAATCGTTTTAGTAGTGCCAGCTTGCTGACAAGTCGTTGTTAAATCTGCTTGCTGATAAGCTGATACATCGATAAAATAATCACCTTTATTTAAGCCAGTATTACCTGTAACAGTAACTGCATTTTTAAAAACTTTTGGTCTAAATGCAGTAGGATAAGTCGCGGAGTATGGAATTTTTACAAGGTTGTATGCGCCATTAGCACCGCCTTGATTTTGCCCCAAAAACCAGCCATATCCACCACCAGCATCACTATCAAAGATAGCAACATGACTGTACGGTGTAACACCTGCAACTACCATAAAAATAGCGACATCTCCCGCTTGCATAGTCTCTACTTCGTCAAAGTAGTTTAAGATACCATTTTCGTGGCGCTGTTCCCAGATGTCTCTTGCGTATCCTGTATTTGTGCAGTTTGAGTACGGTACACCTAAAAATCCACAGTAATCTGCATAACCGTCCCAGCATTGTGCATCGAACGAACCATCAATATCATAAGCGTTACCATTTGACCTGCTTTTATATTCTTGATAAGTTGCCATTTACTCCTCCTTTCCAAAAAGTAAATAAATCGGATAACTAAAAAAAGCAACCACTGCAAGCGGTATGTACAGTATTGCTATTGCTAGTACCATTGCTATTTTAGTGATTGCACGCATGTCCCCTCCTATTTTTTTGGCTCGTGGTAAGTCAATGCTTGTTCGCTATCTGATAGCCCTTTTGTTGTTGGGTCTGTCACAACTCCAAGCAAAACCAAAAGCGTTACTGCTGTGTTGGCAATATCCGCAATATTTGATGGTAGTTTAATACCTAGTTGTTGCGCTAGCAAAAATATAGCTCCTAAAATAGCCATCAAAGTTACTTTGTTTTGTAGTCGTAATTTTAAATTAATCATATTTATTTCTCCTATTAAATAATGTTTTTATTTGTTCCTTGTTGACAATGATGTCGTCTTCTGTTTTTCCGAGTCGTTGCTCGTGGATATCCAAGATTTTATGTATCTTTTCCCTGTCACGCTGTGAGTCTTTTAGTTCGTAAGCCAGTTCTTTTATTGTGTCTTTAAGGGCGCTCATTGTATCTTCGTTTTTTTGCATCGCTGTTTTAAACGGATTAACAACAAACGCCCACAATCCAACTACCGATAAAATCGCCCCGCTTGCTGCGCCAATTTGTAGTATGTCAATGTTCATTCATTGCCTCATTTTCCTTCTGTACCAACCGTAGAAACTTCAATTAGTTTACGTACTCGCTCACGACAAAATGCTGGAACGTCATCAATAGTAATCCACCCTAGTTCAATCTGCATTGCAAAGTAATTAATCATCATTGTTTTTTCTCCTTTTTTGTTTTTAAATATGTGTACTGCTATTTTCGCTAGCGTTGTTAAGCGTTGTATCATTCAATTTCCCTCCGTCAGCCATTGTCTTAATCAAATCGTTAACAGTTGCTGACATCAGTTTAATCATATTTTCCGCTTTATCTGATTGCGCCTTTGACTTAGCAATTGCGTCATTAATTTTTTCAAATTGTTCTGCTTCTGCTTTGTCTTTGTAAAGTTGCTCAAAGATAAGCTTTTCACACGTTTTTAAAGTTTCAGCAAACTTCTTGTCGTTTTCTTCCGCTGGTAGCGTCACTTCAAAATTTGCTTTGATTGTACTAGATGTAAAAGATAAAATCGCTTTAGTCTCTTTTACACTCTTGTCTTCCAGTAAAACTGGATACCTATTCAAAAAATCTAGCATAACTCCTCCTTTTATATTATCCAATTGATTTGTCCTTTTACGTTGACAGCCCACTTTGACGGGTTAAACCACAAAATGCGACCGTCTGCACTAACTTGTATATTTAATACATTTAATTGCACAGTCCACGCAGTAACCGCAAACATCATTTCATTCGGGATTAAATTCGTCGGCATAGAGCCCACAGTAAAACTATTTATTCCATTTGTTGCAAAGTCATATTTAATAGTGACCATACTCCCGATTTTTCTGTAATTAAAACCGTTTCCGATAGATTGCCAACCAGTATCTTCTATTGCCGGTGTAGCTTGTGGTAGGCTATCTTTTTTAGCGTACTCACTCCAACCACTCCATGCCCCATTTTCTAGCACTCGTGTGAAAATAGTTTTATTGGTGCGGTCATAAAATTGTTGATAAGCGTAATTGGCTGTCTCGTGTCTTACAACTGTTAAATAGCCCGGTCCAGCACCACTTGGTCTGTTATCGCCTTTAAAAACACAATAAAAACCTGTGTCTTGCAAGCTGTTTAAGTCTGTTGTATCATGCCTAAAAGAACCACCGTTGTTTAAAGCAAGTTGTTTTTGTTGGATTTGCTTGCCATCAGAATAGATATTGCCTGCGACATTCAAAGACCCTGTGTCATCAATTTTGGGTAAAGTTCCAATTCCAACGCTGTTTTTATGCCATGACAGCGGGAAAGACTCCGTTGATACCGTTTGTTTAACAGGTGTACCGCCTCCACTTGCGCTAAAAATATCACTTAGCAAACCGTAGACATCAAATGATTTGTTAGCTCCATACGAACCACTAAGTGTAGCTGTTGAGTTAATCAACTCTGCGACTGTAGTATAAGTACCGCTTGCGTTTGATGTGTCTATTGTAAAACTCGTGGTATTAAGTGGTGCTGTTTTAAAAGTCAGCGTCATTTTATTTTTTTGGACGCCATCGACAATCAGCGGGGAGATTTTAGCGTTACGAGTGACAACTAGTTGGTCATTTTTAGCGCCTGCGCGTGTTACAGTAAAACTAAAAGCTGGTGGGGAATATGGTATAACGTTGATTTCTGTTGTCACAGGGTCTGACACCCTCCCGCGACTGTCCGTTACTGTTGCTTTAACTGTGGCTTTACCACTAAAGTTTAAAATGCCTAATGACCCACCGTTTGACTGCGTAGATTGGTTTTTACCTATAATTTCAGCGTTAAAATTTTGGATTGTAGAGCCATAAGCACCACTAGCCCCATTAAATGTGACGACTGGATTAGAAATTATCTGGACAAAATTATTAGCACCTACAATTGTAGATGCTTTTTGATTCGTGTCTGATAAAGTGAGGCTGGAAATTTTAGGCTTGATGTTATCAGGTACAGTTAGATAAAAAATACCTGTTGATGTCCCAATGACCGACCCATTCGATTTAGTGTCAACGTAAATTGTAGCTGGTGTACTAGTTGTATTTGGAATCGTACTAGCCCAATCCAAACTAGTTTTAAAAGTCGTTGATCCTGATATATCACTAGCCACAGTACCAGTTATCCCGTTAACGTTATATCTGACATCGTATGTAAAGCTGTCATTTGTTTTATTGATGTTGACATTTAGCGTATCACCAAAATAACCACTACTTACAGCAACTGTGCTTGTTCGTGGGATTTTAGTCAGCGTAAATTTTTGGTCTGGTATATTTAGCGTTCCGGGTGCATACCCGCCAGGACCTGACAACTTAGCTGCGACAACCACAGTCTTACTACCGTCAGCATCGTGTGGTACTTTGATAGTTTTATCAATCAGTAAATAATTACTGTTAAAGCCAAGCGCAGATGGGGCGCTAAAGTCATATCTACCACCAACCCAAGCATATCCGCTAAAGTTGTATTGTGCGTAACTGTTAGTCCTTGATGTTAAATAAAGTCTAAATCTAACTTGACTGCTATTATCTGCGATTGATGTTGAGACCTCGTCAACAATATAAGTTAAGCGGTAACTCCTATCAGAGTTACTATAATAAGTTGTCATTTAACCTCCTTCCTATCCAACATAGCGGACAACATTTATATCTGGATTTAGCTCGTATTGCTCAATACGATAGCGCCCTATTTGTAGTTTGGTCGTAAAGATACCACTATCAATAACTAACACACTTTGAGCAATATAAGCGACTTCTTTACCACTTGAGTAAAAGCTTATACGGTCGTTATCAACACGAACACTAGAAGTACCGTCTTTTTGACCAATAACAAGCCCATCTTCCGACTGACTCATAAATTTATTGACAAAATCGGTGCGAACCTGCATTTCACCAATCGTTTGCTGTACTGCTATCATGCGATTAGAAGAGTCTATCAGTTTTTGTTCTGATAGCTTTTGTCCTTCTTCTCGTGCTTTGATTTCGTCTTGTAGTGCTTTAACCCAGTCGTTTACTGTGTCTAGTGTCGCTTTAGATTGCAATTCAGCTTCTGCAATGCGAGCACGTTCTGCGAGTGCATTTAGTTGCTCAACTGTAAAAGCACCATCGGCTTTTGCATCTAAATTACTAGCTTTGTCAGCTTCCGATTCCTGCCAGTCACCCGTCTTGTTACCTCTAACAAGCATAAAGCCACCAGTACTAAAACCGCCTTGCTCCGATGACACCATTGCAAACCGTGGTCTAATCTTACCTGTTTTTGTAGGGGTAAAAGTGATTTCAAAACGTCTGACATTCGAGTCAACATTTTTTATGATTGTTTCTCGTGGAGTGTCACTAGTAATAAAACCATCTGCTATATCATAGAGATAAAAATATAAATTACCAGCTACCTCACGTTTAACATAAGCGCTAAAAGTGTATGTCACACCTTGCTCAACCATAATGTCTTTTGCGTGTGATACCTTTTGACCGCTTATCCATTTTTTAAATGTAAATGGATAATTAGAGATATTTTCATCTTCTAGTGTTGCAGAAGTAAACCAGTCTTCTCCGCTAAACGACTTAGTGCCATCGATTAGATTATTTGTCCCAACGACGACCGTCCCAACCATATCAGTCCACTTATATTTTTTAGGGTCGTTTGAGCCTATTGCATCGTAGTCAGTATATTGCCCAATGTAGCGCTTGTTTGCGCTATCAGACACGCTAAAATCAACTGTCCCATCTGCGCTATTTGCATAAGCAACATGCCAGTAAGGCGTATTCCCGTCTGCACCGTCTTCTGTGTCTGTAAATGATATTTGTGTACTTGCCACAAGCTCCTCATTTAAATACGCCTCTACTGTTACGTTTAAAACGTGGTTAAAGTCGCTTGCTTTAACAATTAGTGATGGTCCGATATCAATTAATGAGTCGCCATTTTTGTAAAAATAAACAGCTTCATAGTCTTTTCCGTTTTTTTGCAAACTTGGAGTTAAGACAGATTCACCAGTGCCATTTTTAAAAGCGACACCGTTCGAAGTCGCTAGTTTAATTTCATACGGAATTGACTCATCGTATAGACGCAACATATCGCTGATTAAATCAGACGCTAGTTGACTTTCTTTCTCAACAAAATTACTAAATTTAGTTTTGTTTGAGTTTGGATTATCTTTAGACAAAACCTGCTCAATAACACGAGCAGTCAAAATCAAAGGTGGTTGATAACCATCATCTTGAATGCGTACGACATCGCCAATTTCTAAATCAACATAGCCATCAACTTCATAAGTGATTGCTGGATAGGCGTGTGCTTTTAAGTCTTTTAGACCTGTTGACATCAAGACGTCTTGACTATCAGTCTCAATTTCCATGTCCTTTCGTATCCAGTTATCCCGTGTCTCATTACCTGTTAAAACAGATGGATAACGGTCTCTGGATAAAGGTGCGTACAAAAATCCATTTTTGAGATAGTACTCTACTTTACCGTTTTCATCTTTCCACTCTTTGTAGATTGAGTTGTCAATGTAGATGATTTGTTCTTCTTCGTATGATTCTGTCTGTGCTTCTTGTACGACTTCCTCATATGATATCTGTGTCCCACCACTAACTTGCTGTGTTGTTGCACCGTTGACAGCCATTCCTTGTGCAATCTCACGAGGATAGCATACTGTTTGCAATCCTCTAGAAAAAGCGTTAATCTCATATGAGTTCTCAACGACATACATACGCCCAGCGAAGTTTTGCTCTAAAACAGTGACACGAGTGCTAGACACACTCTTAATAATCCCTGTATGTCCCCATTGACCTGTGTAAAACGGTGCGCCAAAGTTTGCTTTGACATTGTAGATACCGCCAGCTTGCAAGTTACCAGCGTTAGGTGACCTCTCTAGCTTCCAGCCATAAGCCCCCCAGTTATAATCAGTACCGATTAAAGCAGCAGCCATGCCACCGCCAATTCGACCACGTATACCCCCAATAGAGATATCAATCCAAGCGCCATCTAACTTCTTAGCGTACCAGCCTGACAAAGCGTAACACTGTCCAGAACCAATCCTACGCCCTTTAAGTCTAGTAGCTTCATTTAGTGCTTGTATTGTCTTAGTAGCTCTTCTAGCTACGTTTACAGCTGTTATAGGTTGTACTGGCGTTTGCCACAGCTTATCAATCGTATCTAGGATATTCCCAGTTACTTTATTAATCCCATTTCGGATATTAGTCATCAAATTTGTGTAGCTTTGATACTTTGCTTCTGCGTAGTCATATTTAGCACCACCAGCTTTGAAAAGACCTTTGGTATAGTCCGCTATATTTTTTTTACCAACAACATTATATATGCCTTGCTTTGCTAAAAGATAAGTGTAATCTTTTAAGAAGTCATCTACACTTGCATAGTGCATGTATGTTCCGCCCTCGTTAGCAGGACGAGCCATTCCAGTAGTGACTTTTACTCCGCTTGGACGTGTCTGTGCTCCACCGCTCATACCTGCCCAGTTGTTGTCACGTTTACCAACTGTCGAATCACCCCAAAAACTCTCGAGGTACAGTTGACATATGATCCCACTTGGTAAAATATTATATTGCACTGCGTAGTTAATAATAGCTTGTACGTTAGCTTTTTTGATTGTATGACCATAATATTTAAGGTCTCCGCCTAAGTACGTACGATTTGAACCAACCGTTTTAGTGACTTTACGAGTTACAGGATTAGAAATAACGCGCTCGCCTTTGACTGTCTTTTTGCCATACGGGCGTATGGCGTTGTAAATCTGGCGCTTGTCTAATTTTTTAGTGATACCAGTTACATTTTTTTGATATCTCAACACTACGTCGCTGCGGTCACGACCTACACCATAAGACACCCCTTCTTCGTATTCCTTGTACACATTTACAATAAACGCTTTAAATGTGTGATTGTTGTGTAATTGAGTTTCAAATTCGATTTCTGCGTCAAAATTATTAGCAATCGACAAAAGACGAGCTAACTTAGTATCTTGACCAGTCCATTCCAAGGTAAGTTTTTTGTCCTTGACTTCGTTTGTGCCAATCGTCAAAGCACCCCAGTTTAAAATATCAAATTGCACAAGGTACTCTTCAAACGACATCGCTTTAGTCGCTTTATATGCGTTGCAATACTCGTTGAGTAACTCTAAGTTAAGATTTTCGCAAAGGCAACGTATTGTTGTCTCTGTTTCCTCGACTTGCATGATGTTAAATAATTGTACTTTGCCTTTGTGCACAAAAGAGACAAATGCTTGATCGTTTAGTGCATGATATTTGTGATTAAGTGGATTGTCACCGAGCAGCGTTTTTTTATAAACTGAAAACTCAAAGACTGACGAACCAGTTGCGAGCTGTCTAGTCCACAAATCATCATAATAATTAAGTGCTCCTTGTTTATCATTGTCTAAAAGCAAAACTGGATGTAACTTTGCGTCGTGTATTACTAGAGTTATTACAACCACCTCTCTTCCATAAGAATTTCAACATTTGGTGCAGACTGAGAAAATTTAGATAACTGCATAACCAATTCTGATTCTCCTGGCGGTACAGATATTGGTTGAGAGCCTAAGACCATGTCCTGTAAGGAATTAAGCTCTTTGGTTTTGACTGTATCATTTTCAAAATTAATAATAACTTCGTCACTTGGTTGATATTTATTGACGATATTGTTGTAATGAGACACTCCCATTTTTTCAAAATTGACTTTTTCAAACAGATTGTAGTTGATATATTTAGAGCTATCACTACATGTCCCCATTGCAAGATGTATCTTGCGGGATTTTTTACCTTTAAGGGACGGAACAGTTGCATGATGATGCGCACCGTTAAAGTAAATACGGAACTTATCTTCTTCCCTGAAAATCTCAACTGCTCTGCTTCTATTCATTGAAAAAGGATTGTGATAATTTCTATCCGCTTGAAATTTAAACTGCTTGTAAAATCTCCAGCCCACACCGTCATCATCAAGCGCAAAGAAATTGTATTCTGTTTCAAAGCCGTTTTTGCGTTTGTAAGTTTCGATTCCATACAAAAACTCGTCGTTTCCTTCATCGTCGATTCCTGTTACACAAAGCTTTAAAAAACCTTTTTGATCCTGCGCAGTAGCAATAAAAATCTGTTGCCACCACAGGTGCTCATTGAGAGTGTATTCTCCGTTTGAATCAGGATTGATAATAAACGTTCGAGTCCCAACGTGCTCGGTGTAGCCCGGAGTAGTGCCTCTATTTCCAATAACAACATATTCACCGCCTTTACCAGAGCCTAAGATATTATCAATGCGCATCCGTTTAAGTTCTGTGTCATATGTTGGTGGCATGTGATTAAGTTTTGCAACATTTGGCGCACCGTCCAAAGCCTGCGCTATCGCTTTTGAGTAATCAAAAAGGACTTCGTTGCGATGCACGATAGTCCCGTCTTCTTCTTCTGATGATCCAAGCGCAAAAGCACCTGTTTCGTTTGCGATACCAATATAGCCATTTTCGGAGTTGTGTTTTATTTTGATAATTGGCAACGCATTTGTGTTACCTTCGTTTTGCAATTTAAAGGTTAGTTTATTTCCATCCTGTGTGTAATCTAAAAACTTTTTGTAAGTAGTCGAATGTGCAACGCCATCTGGGATGTAAAACTCAATAACCGTTTCGTCGTACCAATCAGATATTCCTTTTAAGTCAATATCACCTTTTGGAACAGCCATATAATATCTGTCAGGTTCATCTGGTAATGTAAGTTTAAAGGTCGTCTTACTATGCAAAATACCAGCTATTTTTTCTCTTAATTTATTTAAGTTTTCGTAACTATAAGTCGACGGTTCTGTCGTGTCTACAAATTTACTTGCTCCTATTTCTTTAGTTTTAAAACTAACAGTAACAAAAATAGTCTTAGCGCCAAAACTAACCGATTGAATGGTTTCTCCTAATTCATTTATTTTTCTGGTAGCAACAGACCTATTATTACCTATAGTCCTCACTATGTTTAAACAATTCAAAAAAGGCGATAAATCAACGCCTTTATAACTAAAATTTGCCAATTATATCAAACCTTTCATTCTATTATTCATTATTTCTTTTTGTTTTTGGTATTCCGTGAAGTTGTCTCCAGCTGTTCGAGCTAATTCTTTACCATTCACAGTCACTACAACATCTCTATTGGCAAAATCTCTAATAGCTAAAACCGCATCTTTCAATGCGACAAATCTATCATCTTCTAATTTTCTTGCTGAGTCGTTGAGTCCGCCAAAACTTGCATAATGAGTCACATCAAAACTACTTTGTAAATCTTCCGTAATTTCCGATATGTTGATATCTTTAAGTTTATTTAATCCGTTTTGGAACTCCTCGGAAATACGACTAGCCATACTAGAAACATTTTGCTTGACTGGTTCAAAGCTATCTGTAAGAGATTTATTAAAACCTCCCATTATAGCTCTACCCGCTGGAATAAGTAATGTTCTATCGTAACTTATTGGCCCTTTATGCTCTTGAATCCATCCAGCGATACCACCGACAAAATTTTTAACTTTTTCAAAAGCTGAGGTCAATCCATTTAAAAATCCATCCATTATTGCTCTACCAGCTGCCCCTAAGTTAATATTAGCAAGGGAATTAAGAATATTTTTTATACGGTTAACTACACTAGAAACGACTTCTTTCGCAGCGTTAATAGCTGTTGAAATACCGTTTTTCATCGCATTAAATGCCAGTATAGCGACACTTTTGGCTGTATTAATTTTAGATGATATCTCGTTTCCAATAGCACTCATTCCAGCAGCTACTATGTTAACCAAAAATTTTAGCGTTGCAGAAAATATACCTTTTATAGCACTCCATCCAGCAGAAAAAACTGATACGAAAACACCCAGCATACTTACAAATAAACTAACTAAAAACGTCAAACCTCCAATTATTATGTTTTTTATACCTTCCCAAATTGCTCCTACTCCAGATTTGATAGCGGTCCATGCTGCATTCCAATCACCATTTATAATTGCTAATATCACTTTTATAGTTGTGTTGATGACAGACATGCCAACTTGTACCACGCCTGTTATAACTAGAAATAAACCACTTAGAGCTTCAACAAGCGCACTCCAAGCTAACTTTAAACCGCCAATAAAAGTAGCGCTGTTAGCCTGTATGAAAGTGAAAATTGATAATATTAGTTGTTTCAATGTTTCGATTAGTGGGGTGACTGCATCAACCATTGATTTCCAACCAGAAATAATTGTATTTCTAAATGTCTCAGATGTGTTCCAAGCAACTACAAGTGCAGCTATAAATGCTCCGATTGCTGCAACAACTAAAATTACAGGTCCTGAAATTATTGAAAAGATTCCTGCTATTGCCGTGAACGCTGTAGAAACTCCTGCTAAAGAAGCAGTTACTTGACCAATAAAAATAATTACCGTTCCAAAAATGACCAAAAGAGGCCCAAGAGCTGCGCCAATACCTCCAATAATAACTGCCAGCTTTTGCCCAGCAGGAGATAACTTGTTGAACCAATCTATGACTGCTTGGATTTTACCAATAACTCCTTGCAACAATGGATTTAATATACCACCGATTGTAATGCCAGCTGTTTCTAAAGAACCTTTGAGCTGTTCAATTGCTCCTTTAAGACCGCTATTCATAGTGTTTGCCATTTTGTCAGCAGCACCTTTTGAATTTTTCAACCCTTCGGTTAATTTAGACAACTCGCCTGGGGTAGCGTTAATTAAAGCAAGCATCCCTGACAGAGACTCTTTACCAAATAAAATTGATAAAGCTGCAGATTTTTGTTGATCTGTCAATCCAGACATTTTTTCTCTTAGTTGTCCTGTTATTTCTGTCAAAGAACGCATCTTCCCATTCGTATCAAAAAAAGACAATCCGAGACCATCAATAACAGCTTGCATTTGGTCTGTCGGTTTTGCTAATCTGGTGATAGCTGTTCTAAGAGTTGTACCAGCTTGAGAGCCTTTTATACCAGCGTTTGACATAATACCTATTGCTGCTGCAGTTTCTTCCATAGAAATTCCCATAGCTCCTGCAACTGGTCCTGCGTATTTTAACGCTTCCGCCATGTCTGCAACCTCTGAGTTTGTATCTGCTGCAGCTTTTGCGAACACATCGGCTACATGAGTGGCTTCACTTGCGTTCAAACTAAACATATTTACCGCAGTCGCTGCCGCTTCTGAGGCTAAAGCCAAATCTCCACCAGAAGCCGCTGCTAGAGACATTACCCCAGGAGATGCAGCTAAGATTTGATTTGCATTAAACCCTGCCGAAGCCATCATTTCTTGTCCTTGCGCTACTTCTTTTGCACTAAAAACAGACGAAGCTCCTAAATCGATAGCTTGTTTCCTGAGTTTCTCGAAATCAGCCCCAGTCGCTCCAGAAATAGCTTTAACTCTGTTCATTTGTGACTCAAAGCCCCCAAATGTCTTTGCTGCAGCTACCCCAATACCAACAATAGGCAGTGTTACATATTTTGTTAACCCCTTGCCAACAGCTTCCATTCCTTGACCAACCATCGTAGTGTATTGACCAATCTTTCCAAGCGTCGAGACGTTACTATTCCCGATAGACTTTATTTTATCTATCGTCGTTTGTGCAACGGACTGAGCTTTACTCAGTGTAGAAGTGAAATTTGAATCGGTAGCTCTTAAAATAGCTTCAACAGTGTATGCTCTACTAGACATTTAAACCTCCTCTCTCTCTTAATTCCTTAACTCTATTAGCTCTGTCAATGATTTTAGGATTTATGGTATTATCAACCGATGCCGACAATACTTGCTTTTTCCGTTTCTCATAATCGTAAAACTCTTCAAATTCACGGTAAACATATTCACCTTTAGAATTAGCAGCTTTAACGTTGCGATTAACAAAAGCACTTAAGTAAATATCTCTTTCAGATTCTAAACGTTTTAAAAGATAACCTTTAATCCTTAAATTGTATTCTTTTACTGTCATACGACGAGCAATATTAAAGTCTTTCACATCCAACAACCCAAAAATGTTGCTAATAATCTCGTTGTAGGTTTCAAGAGAAGAACTCGTTATATCTTTTTGATTTAACCCTCCTCTAAAGCTTTTAAGATTGGGCTTACTTGTGTTTTCAAAAGAGGTGCTTTCTTCAAGCTCGTTAAAAAATCATCTAAAACTTCTCCCAGTTTTTCATTTTCTGCTTGTTCTATAGCCCACTTTTCAATATCTTCTTTTTTAGGGATTGAGTATTCTGTGTGTGTGGCTGATAAAATAATATCTTCTAAAATAAGCGGATTTTTTGCAGCTAGTTGCATAACTGCAGTTTGAACTCCTGTACCAAACTTAAAGCCATTGTTATCAACAAAAAAACGCTTATCCATTTCTCGAATAAAGTCAAAGCCAAAGTTCAATGGGTAATTTTTTCCTGAAATTGTAATTTCTTTCATTTTTTGTTTTTGCTCCTTAAAAAATAAAAAGGGCTAAAAGCCATAGTGTTATTTTGCTATTTAGAATCTATGTTATCCGCCAGGTACTGCTCCCGGAACTGCGCTAGAGACTGTTCCTGTAACGTCTTCAAACACATACTGAATAGCTTTGATTTGTTCTTTGGTGAGAGTGGCTTTACCTTTGACAGGTTTTCCATCAATAGCCATTTCTGTGGAAATTTCAGATAATTCTTCTACGTTCGAAGGAACTTCCCACGAACCCAGCCGACCTATTGCGTACTCTGCATCATATTTATTATCTGAATTGTTGTTGCTATTTAAGTCAATATCCCAGACCTCAATCTGCTTGCCATCTAAAACGGCATTTTTTAATGTTGTGTTCAATTCGTCGCGACTAGCAACCCCTTTGATTTCTAAGGTGACTTCTAGTCCTTTGTCAGAATTTATAGCACCATCTTTTGTGATCTTAGCATCTGTTTTTCTACTAAATTTCCACTTATGTTCCGTCTGAAAAGATAATTTAGCCGCAGCCTTCTTTTCCCCCAAAACACGAAACATCAAAATATTATCTTTACCATAAACTGGTGAACTTGTTACCATGCTTCCTCCTATATAAAACTAAAATACATGTTCAAAATGCCACGATATAAATTCTCGTTAGTACTATTATCTTTTAAGATTTCGGTATCACTATCATCTATAATCATGGACCATCTTCTATTTTCTATTTGGTTTATTTCACTGACCGCCTGCATAATTCGAGCAACTATATCACTTATCAATTTTCTGTCCATGCTGTCTCCCCAGACGTTTATCGTTGTTGAGCACTTGCCGATTAATTGGGTTTTTGTCGCTCTCGGCATTATATGAGTGTCTCCCATCACAACAAAAGGGTATTTTGTACCCAACGGTGGAAGGAAATCGTAAACAGTCAATCCTATATCAGTGAGTCTTTTAAAAATCTCATCAAACAATTGTTGATCCGGTTGTTTCATCATTCAACCCTCGCTAAATCTTTAATGAAGTTGTCAATGACACTATCAAGAGCTGGCTTCATAAACGGTTGCTCCTCCATTAATCGTGTACCTGTTTCCAAGTAACCGGAATAATTTGTTCCAGCCTTCACTTTAGCAACTGTACTTTGATTACTAAACTCTAATTTAATAGACCTTCTAGTAGCTCCTGTAGGTTTAACAAAAACACGCCCTTTGCCTTTTTGCCACTCATAATGCCCATTAAATACAGCTTTATCAATAGCCTTTGAGTGCATTTTAGTTCCGTGTTTTCTGACAGCTTTGCGCTTGTTTTCAAAAGTAACTTCTTTTTTTAACGCAGATAGCAACTCATGTTCCCCTTCCAATGTTAAGTTAATCATTAACAATCTCCTCAACGTATAAAGCTTTATTTCTGCTCGTTACAACACGATAAGCTTTATCTTTGATTAAAACCCTATCCACCTTCTTAACGCTGTGACGTAGCCTTACAATGCGTCTATCAAGGTCTAACTTCTCGTCTAACAGATTAGATAGCTCTATACCTTGCTCCGAGATGTTACACGGAACGACATCTTTTTTAACTTCTCCTAAAACACGTTTCCCAAGAGTTGGATTATATCGAGGTTCACCGTTAGCTTTAATTAAAAGAGTAACTCTATCATTATATCTCATAAAAAATAAAGTCCACCTTTTTTAGATTTTTGATTTGAAATATTAAGCTTACTTTTAATCATTAAATCATACGGTTCAAACTCGTTTAAAAAGTCGTAATAAGTGATAGCTCTTCCTTCCACGGACTCAGACTTAGCCCGTTCAGCACCTCGCCTGTTATAGCGAGCAATCAAACAATCTTCAAGGACAAATGAAAAGGCACTATCTATCTCATTAGTGCCATACTCTGCTGAAAAGTGGTCAGTAATCCTTTTTAGCAACATTTCCAATAGTTTGTCTTGTAATGTATCGTTGATATCTAAATCAAGCTTTACATTATTAATGATTGTTTGCGTGTTTATCTTTTCCATAAACACCTCCAAAAATTAATCGGTGTGAGATTCTAAAAGCTCTAGCAATTCCGCTTTTTTAGCTTTAGAATCGTAATTAACACCTAGTTCATCAAGTTCACGCTTTAGCTCGTCAACTTTTAAATTGCTAAAGTTTGTTGACTGTGTGTCAGTAGCTTTTAAAACACCTTTCCCAGTCAAAAACTCAACTCTAGCACCGTTATACTCTTCACCGACTTTATAAATAAAACCAGTCTCTTTATCTCTAAAAGCTTCAATTACTAGAGCCACGATTACCTCCTTTTATAATGATACTTCCGAACTTGTTACAATCTGTACTTCATCTAAGCGCTCGAATGATGGTAGAGCAATCATAGAAACCTTAGTCTGTACGTTAACAGGATCAGTAGTCTTAGTAGTTGTAACAGCAATACCTGTCTCTACAAGAGATACCTGTGCATCTGTTGCTTGACCTCCCATGAGGTCAGACTGTTCAGGAGTTGTCCCAAATACTGTATAGCCAAGATTTCCGTTAGGTACAAGTGTAACTACGCCATCAGGGAAATACTTCTTGCTTTCACCTGCGTCGTTAACGAACACACCATCTTTAAGTAAGATGTTTAATCCCAATTCTTCAGAAAGATAAGATTTTAATTCTGCTTTAGTAACAATTGAGCCTTCTGGTGCAAGTGGTTTAATTACTTTTACGGTTGCTTTTGCATTTTTGATATAGCCAAAAGTTTTTGAGTTTAAGACAATAGCTTCAGGAACGTGACCACGCTCTGTTACTGTTTCAATAGCTTTCTCAATGTCGGCAAGAGGGTTAGCAGTTTCTTTATTTGACCATTCTTGTGAACTTTTAGTCGTTTGAGTTACAGCTAATCCATAATCGATATCTTTCATAACACCGTTTGAATTGATGTGGATTTTACCACTTGACAACACTTCCATGCGCATAGCTTCAAGACGTGCTTTAGCACCAGCGATTAGAGTAGTTTCATCATTAAAGATTGTTGATAACACTGTGTCAATAAGTTCTTGATTTTTAGTTTGTGCTAAAACGTTAAGTTGTTGACGGTCAGCCTCTTTTACAAGCATACCTTCTTTGAAGTAAGGCATTTCTTCGTCTAACAAGTCTACAGACATGCGGTCACGAAGTGGAACTTTAGTGTCAAACGCCGCCGCTTTGATACTAACTGGTTTGCCAGCTGCTCCTTTGATAAAGGATAACTTAAGACCAAGTTGTTGTTTAGATGGGAAAGCTTTTTCTCCCAAAGACAAGTCAACGTTTGCTTGTTGTTTATCATAAAATCCTTTGATGTTAGCAGATGTTACAACGTCATAAATTAATGCCATTATTTAGTTCCTCCTTTTACAAATACAATGTGTGGTAATTTAGTAGCTAATTTTGATGGATCTTTAGCCAAAGCAGAGTCTGCCAACTTATCAGAATTTACTGTGCCACGATAAACAAGAGGACCCGCAGCATTGCCTTTAGATAAGTCAACATCTGTCAACAAAATGCCATCGATATGAGCTTCACCATCTACTTCACTGTTTTGAACTGGTTTTACTTTTTTAGTACGATCTTTAAAAACAGACTCATCAATCCCTGCTAAAACTGTTCCAGCAGATGCCAGTCCATTACCAAATTTACTTGCATCTAAAGTCACAGAAATCGCTTCGTATGGCAAGTTATGTAAAATCTCTTTTGATGTTTTTACTGTACGTTTATTCATTTTTTCCTCCTAAAATAGTTTGGTGTTAACTTTTCCAGCTCGTTCTGCTAAGCTTGCACCAAAATTTGATTGAGTTGTAATAGAGCCACTTCCGATTGAAGGGGTGGCTTGTCGTGCCAATGATTTGCGATCATCAGCGATTGCTTTAGCAAATGCGCTAGCTAGCTTAGTGACATTTGCTTTTGTTTGCTCTGCATCTAAAGTTACTGCAAGACTAAGAACATCATCATCAACATTAATATCAGCCTCTGAAAACATTTTACGAGCAACTGCTGTTAGTTCGTTGCGTGTCTTATCATCTTTTAGTTGTTGCAACTCTTCTAACAATTTCTGTGTTTCGTAGTTAGCTTTTTCTTCGCTGTTCATCTTTGCTAATTTTTTAACTTCGTCTTGCTCTGCTTTAAATTGCTCCTGAGCGTCTTTGTGAGCTTTTGCAACTGCACGATTAACATTCTGTTGTATCATTTCAGTTACTTCCGCTTGTGTAAAAGTCTTCTCTGATGTAGCTTCCGCTTTAACTTCTTCTTGAGTTTCGACTTCCTCTTGTGTTGCTTCGTCTACTACACCATTGTTAACTAAATCTGCCATGAGGCGCCTCCTGTTTAAAGTCATGTCTGACTATTAAATCTTGCACAGTTTATAGCCGTAAGCATGTTTTGGGCATAATAAAAACCAGCCTCAACTGGATTTGTGACTATTTATTTTTCCATTTTTTCTTTGAGTGTTTTTTGATACGACTAAGCTCGTTGTTAGTCGCTTGTGCGTTATGCTCTACAATTTTTTCAAGTTGTTCAATCCGTTCGTGTTGTTTGCTTAATTCTTTAAAAAAAAATTCGTTTTCTACAATAAGTGAAGCTATGTAGCGTTCGATTTTGCGTTTTTTCTTAATGCGTTTGTTCATTTTTTACCTTTCTTATGTTCGATATCTTCACCAATAACTGCACAACGACAATGTGGGTGAAATGGCGGTGCTGTATTGCCTGTATCCCATTTTTCCATAGGATACGGACCGTCACTTGCTATTCCTTTACAAATAGAACAGGCGGAGGGCTCTGGCAATATCTCAAAACCATTAAACCCGTTGTCTTCTATTGACATTTTGCTAACTTCCATTTGTACCCTTGCATGTTCTGTGATTGCTAGACGTCTAGCATAGCTATCTGATACCCCAAACTCTTTTTTTAGCTTATTAGACAACTTAATGGCGTTATCGCCTTTTGTTATAGCTTTATAAACTTCCTCTTTTACTATTTTTCTAAGGTCGTCTTGCCTTTGCCAAATATTTTCACTCCACGTCGCACCTTTGAAATTTGTATTTATGGTTGCTTTAGCTAGATTTTTAATGTCATTTTGACTAGAAACAGATGTTCCAAGTAAGCCAGACTGAAATTTCAACTCTTCTTCAAAACCATCTTCAAGGAATTTTTTTGTCGCTTTGTATTCATCTTCCGATAAGTTTTGCATCGCTAAATCAATATTTAATTGCAAAAGCTCTAGTGCGTTAACTTTCATCTTTAAGTTATAAACAGCCATGTCTATATTTTCTTGATGCGTAAAATTAGCTTTAGTGACTTTAATTCCCTCTTTGCGCATTTTATTAGCCCTTGCAACTAATTCTTTTGCCTTTTTCTGATAAGCGTTTATATCAACGTCAGAGACAGCCTTTTTAGCGAGCTTTAAGTCTATTGCCTCTTTATCTGCATAGCGTTGATAAAAAGATTCAATTTCTTTTTCTATCTCACGGAAGTGGTAGTCGTGTATTTGTTTCATGGATTTTCCTAAACTGGCATCTTTTTTGTCTTTGGCTTCCATCTCTTTTTTAACACGTTTACGCCAATAACTTTTACCTTCCTTAGTGTGCATGTCCATGAGCTAACTCCTTGTCTGACATACGTGTTTGAGCTTCTAGTTTTTGAGCTAGCAAACTGCCCGACTGCGATTCTTGCATGATTTTATCTTCTTCTTCGTCTGGATCATCAACAATACCAGTGACAAACATCTTAGTTTTGTTGGATAGTTCTCCACCAAGCGCTTTAAAATCATTTATTTTTTCTTGGTCTGATTTAGGTAAGTTTGGAGTAAAGATTATTTTTAGCTTACTGATATCAAAATCTTTAATCTCACTTAAAAACTCACTAACATGAGCAATAAGCTTATATCTACGTTTCAACGACTGCTCAAATAACGCTTGTAAATCCACACGTTCTTGATCCAGTCCAAAAACTTTCCACTTTAGAGCTTCTCCCGACTGATGACCAGCAAATTTATTGTCTGTCATATCTGGCGTATTAGTAAACCTGTGAATATCCTCTGCGATTCTGTTTTTATATGCTTCGGTTCCTTGTACATCATATTTTTTATACAAATACTTAGCATCAATAGAACCTTCACGCCCTCCGTTATCGACGGGAGGCTCTAGGTTTAACAATCTAGCTTTTCGCATAGCTCTCAAATATGTAATGGCTTTTTCTTGCGTATCTACGTATTCAGGAAACGACACACGACCAATAATCGCTAGAATAGCGTCTGACAAGTCTTGCATGTAGTTGGCTGTGTCTGACTGCGCAGAGTCGTACAAATCAATCAAAGATAATTCTGTTTCGTAATCGCCTAAACCGTCATCTGTATTAAGATATTCCGTGATAGGAACAGCACCAAAAGCGTGCGGTTGTCTATCTGTCTCTGTTAATTCTCCATTAAATTCAAAAAAGATAACTTCTGAACTTGTGTAAACTTCTACTATCTTATCTGTTTTATCTATTTGACTTTTGTTGTAGTATCGTACGCCAATAAGACTATCTTTATCAACGTCATTTTTATAGATAATAAAAGTCTCTCTCGGGTCTAGTCTTATCACTTTTGTTTTATCATCTGCACTACGATAAACAAGTTCGTAAGCACGGCCAACTTTAGACAAGTCTTTTATAAGTTGTCTATTTAATTGGTGGAAATTGTTCTTTTTTGCTAACTCTTTTAAAAGTTCGTTGTTAACTTCATCGTCATACTCAACACGTATTGGATTCCCAACAAGATACCCTTGTTTAAATGTTGATATATACTTGCCATAATTGTGTATGGCACGAACATCAGCCATGTCCTCATCTTGTCTACGATCAGACTTAGATACTTCGTGATTGTTTCCTTCTGCATAATCTAATAGCTCTTGTATGCGTGGTTTTTGAATGCTCTCGTGGTGTTTTAAGTATTCAAGTAATATTTTATAGTTGTCATCAAACAAAGCGCTTATATCGTTTATCTGATACCTCATTCTTGACTCACGATGAAAACGCAACTCTAATATCTTATGTTTACCTGTCGAGTCTACAAATTCCTCAATATATGACATTATATTCCTTTCTAATTTTTAAGACCTTGATAAAGTACATTGAAATTGTTGGTTTTACTTATGCTATCTTCTCTATGCTGTGAATAAAGAGCATACCTGATTGCGTCTAGCACATCATCGTATTCTTTTTGTGGTTCGTCTTTTGTGCTGTTAGGTTTCCATTTGTATTGATATATTTCATCACAAAAACGAGGTATCACGCCCCGTTTAATAAATAACCTGTTTTCTTTTAGAAGTTTAGCGACATGCTCAATACCTGCAACGACTTCTTTGCTAGCATTTCTTGTTTTGATGCGTTCTCGTCTGAAACGAGCGACGTGTTCCGGTCTCGCACTATCTGCCCAGAATGTAACATTCCCATAGATTTGTATAAACTCTTTGGCTCTAGTTACCCACCAATCAATTTCCTTGTACTGCTCAGCAATGCCATCAACAAGATACCGATTACCTTCGCTATCCTCACCAATAATCACGATAGAGCCATAATGGTCATAGCCCCAGTCGACACCTGCAAAGTAGCGGATCATTTCTGGGAGGTCATCAACTTCGTGGATAGATTTATCATAATCAGCGTAGATAGCACCTTCTGCGACCGTCCACTTGCCAAGAATATCACGGTCATAGAATTTTCCGTTAGGCGTTGCAGCTTTTATAGATTCGATGTATCGCTTAGACAAAAATGTGTTATCGTCTAATTTAAAGCTAAAATCAATAATCATATCGTCGTCAGAGTCAATATAATCCGTTTTGAGCCAATGGTTAGGGTTATCTGGGTTACTATCCCAAACTATCCTTGCACCCTCACCAGAACACCTAGAAATGATTTCTTTGAACACGGTCTCGTTAGCAAGTGAAGCTTCGTTAACATATGCACCATAAGCCGTAAAACCACGAGCACGTTTAATCCCCGATATAGAACCAGTATAGACCTGCACCACCTTGACTCCAGCTAGAACAAAAGCACCATGTTTATCATATTTAGGTTCAATATCAAAGGTATTGTACAGGTCTTGTAAAATGTTGTTGTGAATAGATGTTGACGAAGTCCCAGCCAAAATATACATTGGTTCTTCAACGCCTAGTTTGTCAGCTATCCTACGCACCCTCACCAGCTCATTAAGAAAAGTAATGTTGTTAACATAGGTTTTACCCGAACGCTTAGCGCCGTGAAGACCGCATATAAAGAAGTCGTTATGTCTGATTTGTTCAAGCACTTGCCATTGTTTAGGAGTGAAATCAACGATCATCTAAAACCTCTCCAAGCGCCTTAGTAAAGGCAACCAATTTATCTTCCTGTTCTTCATCACCAACAACTTGTGCTTTAAGTTTCTCAATTTCAAGTTTAAGTTTTTCAAGTTCCCACTTAGTTGGATAGCGTTTCATCAATTCGCTTCCTGCTTTTATAACCTCTGCTATTGATGGTTGCTTCTCTATCGTTACAAATTCACCAGTAATCTGATTAAGTTCCGTTACTTCTTCAGTTAATTCCTGTCTAAGAATTTGTGTAAACACTCTAAGAACTTCATCAGCTGTCGCTATCGAACTCTTTTCTAAGACTTTCATGCGACTCTGTATAGCTTGCTTTATTTCAAGTTTTTTCAAGTTTTGCTCGCCAATTTGACCAGCGGTTTTTTTACTATACCCCGCTTTTATCGCTGCATCAGTCGCATTCCCACAGATGATGTACTCATCTATGAATTTTTGTTGTTTTAGTGTTAATTTACCTATTTTCCACCACCTCCTCCGTTTTAAAAAAAATAAGTATTTTATGCGTATTTTACTTGACAAACATGTCTTTTATGTGTATAATATAAGTATAGAAAGTGAGGTAAGCAATATGCCAATGACCCCTAAGCAAATGATTAAATTGCTTAAAAAGAACGGGTTTTATGAAATTAGTCAAAACGGTAGTCATAAAAAACTTCGTGATGACTTAGGACACCAAACAATCGTTCCAATGCACAATAAAGACCTTGGTAAGGGTCTTGAAGATACCATCTTAAAACAAGCGGGTTTGAAATAATCCGCTTAACAAGATGGCTTGCTTATCTCACAATAATCAAAGGAGAATTATTATGTTAGTTTATCCAGCTATATTCACACAAGACTCAGATTATATCATGGTTACATTTCCAGATGTCCCTGAAGCAATCACTCAAGGTGAAGACTTTCAAGAAGCTTACGAAATGGCTATCGAAGTCTTAGGTTTTGCCCTTGAAGACTATACAGACTATCCAAAAGCTAGCCCTGTTTCCGTTTTAAAAGAACAGTATCATGATTCTGATATTGCCTTAATAGGCATTGATATGATTGCCTACATGAAAAAATATCACTCTAAGAAGGTACGCAAAAACGTGACTATTCCTGAATGGTTGAACAACGCAGCCGAAGATAAAAACCTCAACTTTTCTCAAGTTCTTACCGAAGCACTTGAATTAAAATTACAAGCATAAGAGCCACTGTTGTGGTTCTTTTTTTTACATAATAAAAAGCCACCACAATGTGATGACTGAGTAAAGCGTGTGAGTGGATTCGAACCACTTCGCCTAGATGTTTAGCTACTTACATCACAAGGAATCGAACCTTGTTGCCAATACACGCTATAGGAACAGTCGGAATCGAACCGACACATCTTCTTCTGGCTCTTCGCAAAGAGTTTTCGGACTTAGCTAACGTCCCGAAGCAAGGCGCTACCTCTACCGTTTTCCAATCACGGTTCATGTTCCAACGGTTTAGTCTTACTTGGCGCAAAGGTCCCCGTAGAGATACCAGTGCTTATTTTTAAAGTAAGCCTATAGACCCATCACGAATCGAACGTGATTAATACCACTAGGTCTACACAAAAAACGGTTAAAACTCCGATCCATGTCCCACGCCCGCTGTATTGCTCTAGTGGCTGAAATAACCACTACTGAGACGGCAGGATTCGAACCTGTACGTCCCACATACATAAAATAGCAAGTTTGATAGTAGTTAAAGTTGACGACTAAATAAATAGTCAGTTGGTAAATGATTATCTCTTCTTGCTATTTTGATAATACTATTATATGACATTGATTAGTATTTGTGAGTATTATTCAGTCATTTCTAATACTGATATAGTATTATTCAGTATTATTTAGTATCAAATTCAGACTTTCTACACCTTTGCGCTTAATCATATAGTAATTATTGCGATTCATCTCTAATCTGTCGATCGCTTCGTCGTACGTCTGACAATTTACAAATGTAGTAATTAACACATGACGTTGCAGCATGTCAGGTATACGCATAATTAATTCGACAATCTCGCCTTTCCGTTTATCGAGTGTCTGTATTTGTCCGTTGTAATACTCACATTTACTAATCAAGCTGACGTTTTTATCTTCTTGTGATTGTCTAATCCCTCCGTTCGTTCGCATGTCTGACCACTGAGGACTTGACAGCAGCGAGTTGCTCGCAATCTTATCACGTTCAAGCTCTTTAATAAGTTTTGGGATTATTCTTAATTCGTTTAATAAAATGTCAGCTTTTGTCTGATTACGACCCATCAAGCTACTCCTTATGATATAATATTAGTAGACAAATATATCGGAGCTAGCTTGCGTGAGCTGGCTTTTTTTGTTCTCCTTTCCTTCCTCTGCTGACTTATTTTTGTTGTTAAATTGTCGAGTATTAAATTTTTAGTTTTGCGTCAGCACTTTATTTGCAGCATTACGCTTGTATAATCATCTGTGAGCGATAACAGACTTTAGATTTTTATGAAAAAAATGTCGGAGGATATTTCCCTTTCTAAAAATTTCGCTCTATAACTACGTAACGATTATTCCACGCTACGCAGCTGAATACTTACAGAAAGCTTCTAGGGTAAGTTTAACGAGTATTCCAGATCGTAGACCCACAGAGCCATTGCAGGCTCTTAGGCGCTTGCGTGGGACTTTAATTTGCTTCTGTGTTTAATAGTTTAAAATGCCAAGTTTCATATTCACCATGATAAACGAAGCCTATAGAGTCTGCATCAACGATTTTATCGCATACAACATATGCTAAATCAGTATTTTTTAAATAATCTTTTTCACCATATTTAACAATAGCAATATCATGTTTTTCACCACTTCTAAAATAATAGCCAGAGGACAAATTATATTTGTCATTGTTAAAGTCATTTGCATATTTTTTGGATATAAAAATTGTTTTTTCTTTCATTCCGCCACCTCTTCTCTAAACTGCCATGCCCAGTCAAAGTCTTTGCGGATTTCGGATTCGGTGACGTTTCTAATATTTTTGTATTCCTCTAATTGATCTTCATATGCTTCAATTAATTTTAGTTTCTTGTTTACCTTTACTAAAATTATTTATAAATCACTATTCGGATTAGGTATCTCAACCGTATACAGCTTCTCTTTTTGGATGGTGTAGCCGTAAGTCCATGCAAAAACAAAATCATTGTGGTGGTCAATCGCCCAAAGCCACACATCATGGTAATAACCGCCATGATTATCAAGGGTAAGATTTTCATACATATCTATCGCAGAAGAATCATCAAATGATTGTTTCTGATCCTCTATCCAATTAGCCACGAATCGTGGTATTTCTGGTTTTTGCTGGTCAATCTTGTCAATGATTTCGTAAACATCTTGCAATCTCAGCTTGCCAGGCTTAGCATTTAAATCTTTAAATGCTAGCTGATGTAATTTTTCTTTTGCTTCTTCAATATTCATTTTGTACCTCGCTTAACTTCTTCAACAATTTCAATTGCTACACCTATTGCGTCCATATAACCAGCGTATCTTTCTTGTTCGTAATTATCCAGATCATTGTCAAATTCTTTATTAAGTCTTTTTAAAATTTCGTCAATCATACCCTATCCCCTATTTCCAGTAAGTTCAAATTTAACAAATGTCATCCAGTGCGTAGTGCCTCTTTGCTGGCCAAAAAGTGGCTTAAATGGTATTGCTGATAAAACTTCCTTTACATTTATCTGGCAATCAGACCATTTAAAAACTAAAGTGCCACCGACTTTTAAAACTCGCATACATTCTTCGAAACCTTTTGAAATATCTTCTTTCCAGTTTTCTTTATCAAGTTGGCCATACTGAGCTTTCATAATTGAGTTTTGTCCAACATATTTTAAGTGTGGTGGGTCGAAGACAACTAAGTTAAATGTGTTATCTTCAAATGGCATATCACGAAAATCACCAATTACATCAGGGTTGACATTGATTTTTTTGCCGTGCATCTCAAATTTTTCTTGTCTGACGTCCATAAAAGTTGTGTGTTCTTCGTTTTTATCAAACCAAAACAACCGACTACCGCAACAAACATCTAAAATTTTTATGTCTGACATCTTATCCTCCATTTCCCGTCAATTCCGCTATCCGTTTTGTCTGTCTAGCTCTATCCTCGCTAGCACGCTTAAGCTGCTTTTGTGTCCTGCTTAGCTGTGTCCGCAGTCCGTATATTTGCGGTTCGTAATATTGTTGTGCATCGCGGTAGCTAAAATACGACACGGTTACCATCATCCCAAATATTGCGATCGCAAGAAACAATAGTGCTTTCCAATCGTTTTTTAGGACATTAATTATTTTGTTCAAGTCATCACGTAAATTTTGCAATAATTCATCTGTTGTCATTCTTCCACACTTTCTAGCAATTCTGGATTTTCGTAGATGTTGCCAATGACTTCTCCTGGTTCCCACAATTCGTGATAAAGTCTTTCGCAACCATCGTATAACACAAAAGCAAGCTTATCTTTATCATATTTGACTAATGTGTATTGATAGCAATCCTGTTCGTAAAACATTATATCCCCATCAAACACCTCAACGCCATTTTCATCAAACATTCCTGTTGATTGCATGAGGACAGCTAAATCATAAGTATTACCATTTTCAAAGTCTCGCCAATCTAAATAAAATTTGCCATTATGAATGACTGGTTCTTCATACATATCAGGATCTAGCCACGCTCTAAATTTCGGTATCATAACTCACCTCTCAAAAAATACTCTGCATCACTTTTAGCGATTAAGCTATCACGATAAGCAATAGCTTCGTCTTTAGTCTTAAACTCTTTGTCTTTATAAACAGTAGGCAACACTCGTCCGCCAATGTGATCGTAAACCCTAACTACGTGTGTCATTTGCATTCTCCGTTTTCTCTAGCCAGATTGACAACATTGTGCAATAATTAGCCATGTCATTTAACGTGTCTGACAGGCTTTCTGAGACGTTTTTATCGCTGCTTATAAGATTATATAGTCTGTTATATTTATCGCTTATACGGACGACACCAGCAATAAATCCGAAGTCATTCAAAGACTTTTCGAACGAGTTCCCATAATCCGCATTTTTAGCTAAAAACATTTGATAATTTTCGTTGTATGCAACTTGCATACTCTCTGCGTTTATTTTATCTGCCATACTATACCTTCTCAAAAACTCATTGCTGCGTACATCAATCGCTTGACTTCCTTGTAATGATCTAACTTTGTATCTCTGTGCTTTTTGTTTAACTTTATAAAAAGCTCTGTTTCGTGGCTGTTTGGATTGTGATACTCTCTGTATGATTTAAGATACAGCTGCACATAAATATCTTCGTCAAAATAATCTTTAAACGCTTCGATAACGTACGGCCTTGGCAAGGTTTTTCGACGTCTGTTATTTGTAACGCTACATCTTATTAGCTCAGCTTTTTTGCAATCTACATCTAGCTTTTTAATTTGCCTTACAATCCCATTGTCGAAAATTTTGTAAAATTGATTAATAATATCCATGTGACTCAAGTTCCTCCTCAAACCCTTTATTTACGTAGTATGAACCAATCAAAATAGCGTCTGCTTCGTCATCTTTGACCGATTTATTAAATTCTTGCTCCACTTTTGTTTTTGACTGTAATTTCATGGACTTCTTGCTTCGGTCTTTGTAGCTAAACTTCCAGTGCTTACGCCATGTTGATACATTGATAAAAGCGACGTTATCAGCTATCAAGCGTCCTAAGATGATGCCAGTTACAATACCGATTTTAAGCATGGATTGCTGGTTAGGTCCCATAACCGAGTTTTTTTCAACTGCGATTGTGCTAAAGGAGCAATCGTATTTTTTTAGTGCTCGTGACTGGATTAGTCTTAATTGACTAGCCATGAATCGTCCACGTTCGAAATACGATTTACTTTTATGTTTTAAGACACCACTCTGGATAAGGTCTGAGCCTTTAAATAAGGCCCAACCTGTACCAGAAGTTGAAATGTCTAGCGATAATACTAGATTACTCATTCAAGCACCCCGCGAATACCAAGGGTTTCAAAGATATTTCTCTTGTTATCTTCGATAAACGAGAATACTTTTATGATTTCATCTGTGTCTTTCTTATGCTCTTTAGCAAAATATGATGATGTTAGATTGATTTTAGTTTTGGGTTTAGCTTCAAGCACAAGGTCATAAGCTGTTTCGAATAACTCACCTTCTTCATCAAGAGATGGTTCGTCGTCAATCTTTTTAAAATCACTAATAAAATCCCATTGCATAGTCAAACCGCCAGAGATGGCAAAGATTCGGTTTACTCTATCTAAAATTAGTGCTGTTCCTGTTCCTGTAATTTTGATTTGTTCCATATTTTTCACCTTTTTAAAATCCGCACTCGCCCTATTAAGTGTGTGTGAGCTGTGGCAAGGACGAGTGTAGCAATTCTCCATATTATCGATTTTATCGATAAGCAGACTGTTTCCTTTCTCGCTCGGAAAATATTGGTATTGCAAAGGCCGAGCTTCACTTTGCAATGTTAGTTAAAAAATCATTACTCTTTGTGTTAATTGATTAGCCCTACAATACTCACAATGGCCGCAAGGTTTAGGGGGTTCTATCCCTTTTTTAACGTCATCTAAATGTTTGATGTTTTGTGCTAGGTTATCTAACTCCAACTGCATAGCATCTAAATTTTGAATTCTGATGGCTCTAGTGTCTGGCGGTGTTTCCTTAGTCACCGCGTAAATAATAGGTTCAAATGGTTTATTGTATTTAGCTTCCAGCATAGTTTTATAAGTAGCCATCTGTAAGACGTAACCGTAAGCCTCAAACCAGTAAACTCGCTCTTGACCATTCCAAACCGTGTCGTCAATAGATCCTTTTGTCGTTTTAATATCAACAAAGTAACCTCTATCAACATTTAGACAGTCGATTTTACCCTTGAATTCAACCTCACCAATTAAACCTGTGATAGCGGCCTCTTTCTCTCCTTGATAGATAGCCGTAAAATTTTGGTCGCTTTTAAGAGCGTCAATCATATGTTCCGCAACTAAGTAGTCTTTTTTGAGTTGACCTTTGGTTGCCCCGCGACTCGAAATCAGTTTAGAGCCGTTTCGGGCTTTGAATTCTTCATGAGCTTCTTCACTCTCAAAGTAAGAGTGGACATAGTTCCCAACGATTAACGCAGTGTTATCTCTGGTATCTGTCCAATCCCCTCGTAATTCAGCAAGCGCCCTTGCTTCGCATTCTCTAAAACGCTTGTACTGACTAATAGACCAATATCTGATAGCTGATTCACGACTATAATAGTCCTTTCCAAGTAAGTCTAACTTCGTCATGGCATTAAGTCTCCAAGATTATCAAAGAGATTACCTTCGCTAGCTTTAATTTCACCAGTTTCTTGGTCAAAATCCGGAATTTCATCTGCCGGATAAGAGGTGTCTTCTAAAACCGTCTTATTTTCGTCTGTGAGCGTTTTTTCTGGCTCTGAATGTAAATCTTCAGTTACGTCTTTTAAAACGCTAGGAGTGTCTGTTTTTTCGTTCTGGTGACCAATTAAATCATCAAGGCTGTTTGTTTCTTGTGGTGTAATGTCTTTCGGAGTAGAAATCGTTGAATCTGTGTTATCCTCTTCTAGAGCATCCTGCATTTCAACAGAAAGAGGGGCATACTTGCTCAGTAATTCTTTGAGTAATGTCTTGATAGCCATTGAATCAAATTCTGTTGCCCAAGGCGTTCCTGCTTTAAAATCTCCTGTTTTATTATCAAAAGTTTTGGAGTACTTTTTAGCATGTTCGTACGCTTTTTCTTTCGGCCAGAAAATCATCTTGTAAAATCCGTTGATTAGCTCTAAGCTTGCAAAGTAGCCTTTTACAACACCAGAGTCAACATAGTCTCCAGTTAGCTTCAACTGCCCTCTAATCTTGTCATAACCAAGGAATTCCTCTTCATATATGATTCCGTGCTCAATATTTCGGACTTGTCCGCTTCTTTGAGCTAGTTGTATAAGCCCTCTATATCCAATTTGAAATTGTGCTTCGTTTACTGTTACCCAACGATT